AAGCGCAAACTGTCCTACTATGCCAACATCTATGTTGTGCAGGACAAAGCAAATCCTCAGAACGAAGGTCAAGTCTTCCTCTACAAGTTCGGTAAGAAAATCTTTGATAAGATCATGGAAGCAATGCAACCTGAGTTTGAAGATGAAGAACCCATCAATCCCTTTGACTTCTGGCAGGGTGCAAACTTCAAACTGAAGTTGAAGAAGGTTGCTGGTTATTGGAACTATGATAGTTCTGAGTTTGACCGTGTGTCTCCTCTGCTTGATGATGACGATGCCCTTGAGGCAATTTGGAAGAAGCAATATTCACTGACTGCTCTGACTGCTCCCGATCAATTCAAAGATTATGAGCAACTTGAGAAGCGTCTGAAGATGGTTCTGGGTCAGAAACAAGCACCTGCTCGCTACGACGAAGAGACTGCTGATGAGGACAACGATCGTGGTTCTTATACCCCTAACTTCTCCTCACGTCAACAGCAATCTGACCTGCCTGAAGACCTGAAGACTGAACTGAACAACCTTGGTTCCAGTTCACAAGCATCTACAGACAGCGATGAAGACGATGCACTTTCTTACTTCCAGCGTCTTGCTAATGAGTGATTAAGAATATAACTTAGCGTTATCTGCTCTCTTTAAGGTTCTGCTCACATACTGAGTGGAACCTTTTTCATATTGCATAATACCTTTAAGGTCATCAAGTACTAAGTTAACGTACTTTGGTTTAAGTAGATTTATATTTCTCTTATCATCTTCCAATTTTGTTTCATACTCATAGTTTGTAACTGGGAGTGCAGGTCTTCTTCTTTCAAGAATACCATTAGGATTTGTATAGAAGAATTCATAGTCTTCATCAACCCAAAGACCTTCTGGTAGAAGAACTACACCATTAGCATCTTTGATTTCTTTTGATTCGTAATGATGAATACCACTGTATAGATTTTCATAAGTACCATACTTTGAAAGAAGATTCTCATCAAGATCATTTTGTCTCATAGGCCATTCAGTTTGTATGTTGATAATATTATTTGATACTAAGACGATCCAATCTAGTTCAGAATTTCCGTATATTTTTTGTGCTACATTATCAGGTCTCTCATCACCAATAATTTTATACTTCTCAAACGTAGCAAGATTCTGATAGATATCTTCTCTTAAGATTCCTTTCTTAAAAAGATTCTTTACTACAATATAATCAGACAGTTTGGAGTCTTTTAATCTACTAACGTATTCTAAGTCTGGTAATCTTCTGAAGTAGTTTGACATTTTAGAAACCTATTGAGTTGTCAGCATTGTAGTCATCATTAAAGATTGGTTCAAGTTCTTGGAATTGCATATTAAGTTGATATGCAACAGGCATATTATTTTCAAATGCCATGAACGTTTGATTGGGTGTATAATTTACATTCAATCCAGTCATAGCACACATCTTAAATTTATTTAAGTTTGGGTTCAGGGCATCTGACCCAGCAAGATACTTAAGTTCAAACAGGTATGGAGACATTAAAAATAATCCACTTTCACTTCTACGAACAGACATACCCTGCTTCAGTGCTCTAATGATTGTCAGTATAGATGTTGCTTCGCCTTCACTTCTAGCACTCATATTAAAAGAGAATCCAAACTGTCTCATTGAAGGACCTTGGAACAAGAGTTCTGCATTAGGATTAATAATGAGACCTGTTTGTCTTGTAAGTAACTGTGAACCAAGACCAGAAGCAGCACCCGCCATCGCTGCAGCAGCTAGGTTTTTTAAATCACCAGTATTTTTGGTTATATTTTCAGCAATTTCTGTTGCAGATTGCTTTGCTCCTTCAACACCTTTTGTAATAGTATCTACAGCAAACTGTGCTGCTGCTTGTTGCAGAGCATTCATATCACCTTTTCCCCAACTTACCTGGTTTTGATCCTGAATACCACCAGGGATCGGTAAGAAGATTGTTGTTATAATATTTCCTTTCTGTCTATCTGCGGTTTGGAAAGTTCCTTTTTTATTATCAATTCCTTTAGGACTATACTCTCTAATATTAATCTGAAGTTTATTCATTTCATCAGACATATCAACAGGATACCTCAAATTCTTGCTTGTTGGCATTCCTTTTCCGTCTAAAATTGATACACCTCTAAGACCCGATAAATTAAGATTGCTAGCCGTTTTTGTAGTATCACCTTGATCCCTTGAATTATCTGCAACTGTTGGAGTATCTGTAGTATTATCTGATGTTGTATTAGTTTCTGGATCTTTTACACCTGGAACACCTGCCTCTTTCAGTGCTCTTTTTACATCATTATTAGAGTGTGCATTAATAAGAGATGCCCTATCGTTATTAAAAGTTTTTCTTAGTTCTGTGTCAAAAAAATCATTAAATTGTGTATTATTTAAAGTTGTACCATTAGTATTATTCCATGTTCTACGAAATTGGTTAGTAACATTCCATTCATCTCCAACATTATCTGATGTTGCGATTAATGTTCTACCAAAGATACCCTTGTTTTCATACAAAAAAGCTTCACCAGTCTCATCATTTACTTCCAAGACGGTTGCTATCGGTATACTACCTATCGTTCTCTGTGATCTTCGTATCGCCATTACGCAGGGTTTTTTATTTATTTAGTATGAACTTTCCATATTGTATAGACATTAGTTCATCAAGTTCAGTTCTATTTACAATGTAAACTTGACCTGCTAACTCTTCCCAAGTATACTGACGATGCTCTTGCCAGTGAAAATTAAGACCACGGAATCCCCAAGGAAATAAATCAGTCACTGCAACTAAAGGATGTTGGTCATAAGTGACTCCAGGAGTCTTTGCATTATAAACAAAGGTACAAAAAGTTCCTTCATCTGGTACTGGTGTTACAGTATCTTTCAATGCATCCATAATCAATAGCATCTGGTCTTCTTGATCATGAGTAGCATTTATATCATCTAGTATTGGTTCGATTCTATTCATCGGATACCTAGTTCGACTTCTGTTATGATCTTAAATTCAATTCTTCTATCATCACAGAACTCTTTTGCTGCTTTCCACTTTGCTTGATTGACAGCATAGGTTTTCATCTCATACAGATAACCTTTTGTTTGTTTCTTTGGTTTCTTTGGTGGAGCACATTGTTTCATAGGTTTCACTTCAATCACATAAGTTTTAATTCTCCCTGTACTCTCTTTGACTTTCATAATAAAGTCAGGGAAGTATTTGTGAACTCTATTATCAATGGGAGAGATATAAGGAATGTAAAATTCTTCACTACCCCACTCAAGAACCTGTTCATTCAAGTCACAATATCTACAGAACTTTCTCTCCCAACTGCTTCTACAGATAATATTACGAGGGTCGCCTTTATATTTTTTTGGATAGGAAGGATAGTACTTACTTTTATTACTTTCCGCCATACATAGTATATAACCTTAAAAACTATTTAGATGGCAACTGTAGGACAAATAAAAAGTGCGTTGCTAAGACCATCACTAACATCAAAATTTAAAGTTAGTATAGCTACACCAAGTGTATTGAGTGAGTTTTTTAACACCACATCCATTGATGAGTTTCACATGTCTTGTTCTGAGGCATCTCTTCCTGGATCATCTCTGAATACTCAAGAGATTACAGGTGATCGTCATGGTGTGACGGAAAGAAATGCATACAGAAGAATGTATGATGACAGACTTGATTTAACATTCTATGTTGAAGGGGAAAAGTATTCTCAGATTAGATACTTTGAAAAGTGGATGAATTTTATTGTTGGTGATAATGAAAGAAATGATAGAAGATTTTCAAACTATGATTATAAAGTAAAGTATCCTAGTGAGTATAAAACATATATGGGTGTGACTAAGTTTGAGAAGGATGAAGGAAGACCTTTACATTATAGTTTCTATGATGCATATCCTATTGCAATAAATTCAATGCCTCTGTCATATAGTTCTACAGATGTATTGAAATGTACTGTGTCTATGACTTACCTCAGATATGTCATAGAGGATGAAGGATTTTAGAATCCTTCATAAATAATTTCACTGAACTTTATAGGACATTATGCCTTTACCAAAGATTGCTACGCCAAGATATGAACTTGAGTTGCCATCAACAGGAGAAACAGTTACATATAGACCATTTCTAGTTAAAGAAGAGAAGGTACTTGTAATTGCATTGGAAAGTGAAAACTCCAAGCAGATTACTAATGCAATCAAAACGGTTATTCAAAGTTGCATCATCACAAAGGGTATTAAAGTAGAGAAACTTCCTACATTTGATATTGAATATCTGTTCCTCAACATCAGAGGTAAGTCTGTTGGTGAAGAGATTGAAGTAAATATTATTTGTCCTGATGATGGTAAAACACAAGTTCCTGTGACGATTGATCTTGATGACATTCAAGTTCAGAAGAATGAAGATCATAAAAAACAAATCAGAATTGATCCTACAATTATGATGGAGATGAAGTATCCATCACTGGATCAATTCATTCAGAATAATTTTGACTTTAGTGATAAGAATGCGATGGATCAATCGTTTGAATTGATTGCAACTTGTATTGATAAGATTTATACTGAAGATGAAGTATGGGCAGCAGCAGATTGTAGTAAGAAAGAAATTAAAGAATTTGTTGAGTCAATGAACTCCACACAGTTCAAGGATATTGAGAAGTTCTTTGAGACAATGCCTAAACTGTCTCATACGATTACGGTAACCAATCCAAATACTAATGTAGAGAGTATGGTTGTACTGGAGGGACTGTCAAGTTTTTTCGCGTAGGCATGATCCATATGGATCTTGAGAGTTACTATCGTCTCAATTTTGCCTTAATACAGTACCATAAATATTCATTAACTGAGATTGAAAATCTTATTCCTTGGGAACGAGACGTTTATGTTGGATTATTACAAGCGCATCTTGAAGATGAAAAATTAAAGCAGCAGACGGCAAATGGCTAGAAGTAAGGCACAGATAAGAAAGACTTACAGCAGAATGCTGGGAGAGGATCTTGTTGCCAAGCTTTCTGATGACCAGATTGTTATACTGTCTAAGTATTATAATTCTTTAGATGCCGAAGAGACTAGTGATTTAGATAGTAAACTCATTCAGGGTCGTAATGATACCGACTTACATGAGATGGCAAGGGATATGGTTGGCGAGGAGGAGGACGAAGATATTCCAGAAGGACTTGATGATTTACTAGGTTCTATTCAAGAAGAGTCCCCAATAGAACCAAAGGTAACTACAATCAAAGCAGGTGCGATTGTACCTCAGAAATTCTTTGGTGATAGATATGCAAAGTATCGTGATGAGTTGATATCAGAAGGCACCATTGAAGGTGAGCAACTGACTAGTGAGGAAAGAAAAGAAGGGTTTAAAACAAGAAACGATAGTGATAAGTTCGGTAGATTCGTTGAAAATTTTCTGAACAGAAAGAAAGAATCTGATAAGGAAGAGGTAGGTTCTCTTGGTGCTGGTGGAGGTACTTTAGTTGTACCAACACAGCAGAAGATTAAAGTTGATCCTTTAGAAGAAGAAAGAGAAAGTAATTTTGATGATATTCTAAAGGGTATTGATGATATCCTTGAGGTCATAAAGAAGGATCAAAAACTTGAAGAGAAGAAAGCAAATAAGGAGAGAAAGAAAGAGGAAAGAGAGAAGAGATCTGTCAGAGAAAATAAGTTAGAGAAGAAAGATTCTGTATTGATGAAGGCAGCAAAGACTATTGTTGCCCCAGTCAAGTCTATCTTTGATAAAATACTTGAGTATTTCACAACTATATTCTTAGGCAGAGCACTGTTTAAGTTGATAGAATGGTTTGGAGATCCAGATAACAAGAAGAAGATTGATAATATTATTAGATTCTTAGGTGACTTTTGGCCTGCGTTACTTGGAGGATATTTATTATTTGGAACTAAACTTGGTGGGTTGATATCAACCGTATCGGGTTTACTGTTTAAGTTTACGCCAAAGATTCTGAGACTTCTTAAGAATCCACTCTTCCTTGGTGCTGCTGTTGTCACGGGCACTGCAGCTGCGGCAATTAGTGCAAACCAAAAAGGAACTGCAGTAATTAAGGATGAAAATAACCCAGACAAATCTCAGGCAGATGAGATTAGAGAGTTTGGTGGAATGACTGGTGCTCCAATCAGTGCTGACATGTTAGGATTTGGTCAATACAGTGGTGGTGGCAAAGTAAAGGGTGAGTCTGGTATTGATAAAGTTCCTGCAATGCTTACCAATGGTGAGTTTGTAATGAGCACTGGTGCTGTGCAGAAATATGGTCTTGATACTATGATGGCAATGAATGCTGCTGGTGGTGGAACAAACGAACCAAAGATTATGCAGGGCACTATGTATGCTCAGGGTGGTGGTGCTGTTGGACCAGTAACATTTAACCCTGCAGAGTATCGCAAGGGAATGCAAACTACAAGGCATATTGAGAATCCAGGTAATTCTGGTAAGTCATATGTGGTTGGTTATGATCGCTCTCCTGAAGGAAACGTTGTTGTAAAACAAATCAATAAGGTTGTCACCAAGGCAGGTCCACTTGGACATATGTTTGGTCAGTCTGATACATTGACAGGCATATCTCCTGGTTCAGATGAATGGAATATGGTTCTTGGTTCTGAGAATACTAAGAAAGAACTATCTGTCAGGCAGAGAACTAATGACAAACGTCGCAGAGCATCAGCATCTAAATTAGTTCCTCCAAAGAGTATAACAACACACCCAGAAGCAAAGACTTTCCACGATTATAATCAGAAGTTTCAGATTGCAAAAAATAAAGCAATCTCTGAAGGAAAGGATCAAAAAGAAGCAGAGTTAGAAGCAGCAAAGGAAGCAACTCAACTTCCAGGTATTAATGTTGCTGGTGATACTGGTACTAAAGAAGAACCTGGTGGTATTATTGGATTCTTAATGAATGCCATTACATCTATGGCAGGTGTTGGTAGTATGCTTGGTGGTGGTAGTAGTGATGGTGGTAGAGGTGAAGGAAAAATGACTGCAAATAAAGAATCACAAAGCACTCCACCAGGAGCAAAGAATCCTGGAGTATATCCAAAGAAAGGTAAGACACTTTACTTGCACTGGACTGCTGGTGGATATAATAGTGTAGTTGGACCATATCATACAGTCTTTACTGGTGATGGTAAGAAACATAGACTTGTAGATTATGATAGAACTAGCGGACATACTTACAATAGAAATTCTAATTCTATTGGATTGTCAGTAGCAGCAATGGGTGGAGGTTCAAATGAAACCAACATGGCACAAGCTCCTACTGAAGCACAACTAGATGCAATGGCAACAGAGGCAGCAACTATCGGAAAGAGTATGGGTTGGACTGCAGGTGATATTAATATTAGAAATGTGATGACTCATGGTGAAGCAGGTTCTAATTTAGATGGTAGAAATGCTTCAGATAATTATGGTCCTACTATATGGGGTGGAACAGGAGAGAGATGGGACTTAGATAAGTTAAGAAAGGGACAGAAGATTGGTGAAGGTGGACCAGAAATGCGAAGCAGGATTGCTGCTAAATTAGGTACTGTTTCTGCTCCTGTTAAAGCACAGAGAGGTGGTCAGGTTGAACTTGGTAAATCAAAACCAGTGATACCTGAGATTACTCCGCTACAAAAATCAAAACCAAAAGTGACTGTGATTGACGGTGGAACAAAGGCTACTGCACCACAACGTCAGGTAACAGCAACTCAGATACCTGCCTTCAGTGCATCCTCTGCATCTAGAGAAAAAGCAAACCTCTTAGGAATCATTGATTACTGATGAAACTACTTCCTAGCGCAACAGATTCAGCAATCATAAAACCAAGAACAAGTGTTATTTCTGCAGGTAAACTTGTTCCAACTTTTAGTGACAAGAAAGCAGAGAACCAAGAGAAGACAACAGTTATCAAGGAGAAACTGACTACCATTGCTGGGTTGTTAGAGGGAACTCTTGCTTCCAAGAAGAAAGAAGAAAACGATAAGAGAAAAGAAGAACAACAAGAGAGAAGGTCAAAAAGAGAAGCAAAGTTAGAAAAGAAACCAAAGGATACTGGTGGTAAGTTAGACCTGCCTAAGGTTCCAGGAATGAGTTTCCTTGATAGGATAAAGCAGTTCCTTATGAATGTCCTTGGAGGATATCTACTCTATAGACTTGTAGAGTTTGCTCCTCTATTGAAACCTGTCTTTGTAGGTCTTGTAGGAATTGGTGAATGGTTGATTAACTTTGGTGGTAAGATTCTTAATGGTCTTGTTACCTTTATTGATTGGGGATATAAAGCATACGATTGGACAAGAGGTCAGGTAGCAAATATCTTCGGTGAGGATGCTGCTAAAGGATTTGATTCTATAGCAAGTAACCTGACCACATTATTAAATGGTGCTGTGATTGCTGCAATGACGGCAATCAAAGTTGCTGAGGGTGTTAATAAACAAGTAGCAAAAACTGCTGCCGCAGGTGGAAAGGTTGCTGCTGGTGTTGCTGCTCGCGGTGCCGGTAGGACTATAACGAGAACTGCTCTCCGTATTGGAGGAAAAAAACTTGCTAGGACTGCTGCTGTTAAAGGAACTCAAAAACTTGTATCTGGTGCGGTAAGTATTATCAAACCTCTTGTAAAGAGAGTACCAATCATTGGTGGTATCATTGAGTTTGTATTATCAATGATAGCAGGTGACCCTGTAGGTAAAGCAGCATTCAGAGGTGTAGGTTCTGGTCTTGGAATGTGGTTAGGTGGAGCACTTGGAACTATTCTTGGTCCTGGTATTGGAACCTGGATTGGTGGTGCCTTAGGTGGTGCTGCTGGTGCTGAACTTGGTGGGTTATTATATGATACAATCTTTAAAGAAAAAGAACCACAACCAGCAGAGATACAAGGACGCCAAGAGGGTGGTCAAATCAAACCATTGGATACTCCAAAGCAAAGAGTAGTAAAACCTAACTATGCAAAGGGAGAACAGAAAGTTTCCCCGATAAAAACTGATGATGAGAAATCTAAGTTTTCTGGTCCTACAAAAGCATTCAGTCAAATAGATTACTTTGGTCCTGTTCTTGCTACAGCAACTAAAGTACTTGCTGGTGATGATCCATCTCAATCTGATTATAAGAGTATTGGTGCTGGATTTAATAACTTATTATTAAAAGGATTCCAGGATGAAAAACTGAAGAGTAACCTGGCAATTGCTTATAAAGATGGTGGAATTGTATCAGCAGACTCTCTCAAGGATTCTTCTGTTGCATCATCAAATTTTGTTGAGTGGGTTGGTAATACTTTTAAAGGATTATTTGCTAAGAACAAAGCAAACATAGAAGAGTCTAAGAAAGAAGAAACAACAACAGAGAAGAAGAAAGGTGCGACAACTATTGAGGAGTTCTTAACCCAAACTATAGAAAGTATGGCAGGTATATCTCCTCAGGTAATGGAAGAGGGTTCTACTTATGGTCCTGGTTCAGTATCAACAGAAAGAGATTCTGCTACTGGTGCAGATATTTCTACTGATGTTCCTCAGGTTGTAGAGGGTGGATGGGGACCAGTTCTAAATCTCATCTATAAGTATGAAGCTGGTCGTGGTGGATATGAAGCGATGTATCCCAGCACTACCTTACCTGGTGCTACTAAGATGACGATTGCTGAAGTTGCAAGAAAAGCGACTGGTGCTGTTGGTGCTTGGCAAAACCTACCAGAGTATTTAAATGATAGAGCAAGGGCAGTAGGATTAGACCCCAACACTGCACTGTATAATGCAGAGAATCAGAAGAAGATTGCAGAGTATTTGATTGGTCCTGGTCAAGCAGATGTAACAAAGGATATGGCAAGAAAAAATCCTAAGGAAGCAATGCTTAGACTTTCAAAAGTCTGGGCAGCAATTCCTAAGGATGATTCTGGTATCAGTTACTATGCTGGTGTTGGAAATAATGCTGCACATATCAAACCCCAGCAAATGTATAATGCATTCCAAAGACTTCAGTTTGGCGGTGAAGTAACGGGACAAGAAGGTATTGATAAAGTACCAGCAATGCTTACCAGTGGTGAGTTTGTGATTGATAAGGATTCTACGATGGCAATTCAAACTGCCTTTCCTGGATTCTTAAGTGCTATTAATAAGGCAGAGGGACAGAAGGCAGTTGAGATTTTAATGAACTATGCCTCTTATAATGACCCAACTGCAGGTGAAGTTATTGTGATTGACCGTAAGGAAGTTATTGCACAGGCACCAATGAAGTCAGAACCTACAATAAGGTCTGCACCTTCCACGCCATCTATTAACTTTAAAGAAATTCTCAGTTTTGTTGGTTAAATAGTAATAAAATATAAGATATGTCATCGGACGCAAGAGCAGCACTAGCAGCACCCGCACAAATACGTTCTTTTAGTATTGCCTCAAACGAGGGTAAAACTGCTGAGCTTGTTGGTGGTATTATTAGAATGCAATACTTTGAAAGTTTGCTGAATAATACTGTAAGTTCTAATATTTTATATGTTGATACTGGTGGAGCAATAGATGGAAAGACGGTGCTTGATGGTCTTCCTTTAGTTGGCGGAGAGAAGTCTAGATTTTTTGTAGAGGACAATCAAGGAAATGAACTTGAGGTAACATTATATGCTAATAATATAACACCGTTATCAGACGACACTCATGGTCAGTTAGTTTCAATCTCTTCAGTATCAAAAGAATATTTACTGAATGAAAAGATAAGATTGTATGAGAAGTTTAAAGGTAAGATATCAGAAGCAGTAAAGAAGATTCTTACTGATGCTAATTATCTTGGAACCGACAAAGATATTAGTGGAGTTGATGATACGTTTGAAGAGGAATATAATTTTATGGGAAATGCTAAGAAACCTTTCTATACTATAAATTGGTTATCTAAAAAGGCAGTTCCTGCTGTGAGTGGAGAAGCAGCAGCATCTGGTAAGACTGCTGGTTTCTTTTTCTGGGAAACATCTGAAGGGTATCACTTCAAATCCATTGACACATTGTTAGGACAATCTCCTAAAAGATATATCATTTATAATGATACCCCCGATGATTGTGGAAAGAAAGTACCAGAGGGTTACGATGTGAAGGCATTATCTTTTTCTAAAGATAATATACAAAATGCAGAGGATAAAGAAAAGGTAGGTGCGCGTGATACAAGGTTGGTTACCTTTGACCCTTTCAATGGGGTTTATAGAGTATCAGTACCTAACTCCGGTGAAACTGAAGCATCTTTGACTACTGGCGGACAGAAACTTGCAACACAGAACCCAGAATTAATTAGAACAGGAGAGAATAAAAACTTTTCTAGGACCACTTATGTTTTAAAAGATACTGGCAGTCTCCCTGGCGGAACAACAGAGCAGCAATTAGAAAAGTCAAAGGAAGAAAACTTTAAGGTTGAAAAAGTTTTAAATCAATCTATAATGAGATACAACCAATTCTTTTCTTTTAAAGCAGAGGTTGTAATTCCTGGAGATTTTTCTCTCCACGCAGGTGACGCAGTTTATATAGATTCACCTCAACAAAAAGATACCAACACTGATGAAGTGAACGAACAATCAGGTGGTCTATATATTATAACTGAACTGTGTCATTATCTTGACGTTAACGGAACTTATACTAAACTCTTATTAGTAAGAGATTCTGTTGAAAGAACACCAAAAACTAGGTAAAACGTATGTCAGATAGAAGCATCCAACAACACATTAACGACGACAGAGACGAACTGGAGAACGCGAACATTAGTCCGCAGCGTCGTAGGCATATTGAGGATGAGTTAGACCATCTTGAAAAGTATCAAGCAGCTCACCCTGATGAAGACCATGACCCAACTGCATTTGAAATGTATTGTGATGAGAATCCAGAAGCAGACGAATGTAGAATCTATGAGGATTGATGGAAGGAACTACTAGTTTTAATCCAGGGTTTCTAGGTTCTTCCTTTAACTGGTGGGTTGGTCAGATTGCAGACGATTCTGTTTGGAGAGATAATATTCTCTCAGGTAAGTATGCTGATGCAGGACAAATCCCTGGTTGGGGGAGAAGATATAAGGTAAGAATTATTGGTCTACACGACCAAGGTGAGCAGACAATTCCCTCTGAGGATTTGCCATGGGCACAGGTTATGTATCCTGTTACTGGTGGTGGAGGACAGACTGAAGCATTTCAGTCTGCAAACCTTCGCCAAGGTAACATGGTGTTTGGTTTCTTTATGGATGGACAGGAGATGCAAGTCCCTGTTATCATGGGAATCCTTGGTAATAATTCTCAGTCAATTCTTTCTCCTACAATTGGTAATAGTAGAGTTACTGATACGCAACCTGGTTCTCTGAATACTAGTGGTATTGCTAGAGGCAAGATTCCAAAGTCAGAATCAGAAAGGGAAGTCTTACCTGATGAGGCATTACAAACTACAAAACCAGGAATATCTCCATATACTTCTGAAGCAGCATCAAAAACAATATTAAATGAGTATGGATTACAACCTTACTATAGCAGTTCGCCTGTAGTAAGACAGTATATTGATGCGGCACAAACTCAGGCAACACAGCAGGGATTAACTGGACAAGAGTTTACACAATTTGTCAAAAAGAAAGTAAAGCAATCTCTGAAGAAACAGAGACAGCAAGAGTCATCTCCACTTGCTCCTGCACAAATAGGAGCAACAAAAGAACACGTTGATGGTATTCATCAACTTGACACTGCAGATATCAAAAGGGATGATAGGTATAAGTACAAAATACCTATGATGAAAGCAGATAATCATTTAGATTCTGCTGTCAAAGGTATTCAAACAATTATAGATAATCTTATTGGAATGATTGATAAGTATCTGCAATCATTCCAAAGTTATGTTGAGGCAGTATCAAATACTGTTCGTAACATAACAAAAGAAATTGAAAATGCTGCCAATGCCATGGCAAAATATATGAAGGTAATATATGATAAGATTGCAGAATATATTATTAAGATTGTAAATCAAGGATTAACTACTGTTGTATCTACAATACCATCAAGTTTCAGACATCTGTTTGCTGATGTGAAAGAACAGATGACACAGTTGACATATTGTTTATATAATAAGATTGTTAAGAAACTTGCTGGACAGATTCTAAAGAAACTTACAGACAGTATTGATTTAAAAGGTCTTGAGAAGAAAGCAAAGCAACAAGTCCTAAGTGGAAATGAATTTCAAACGGCACCAAGAGTTCCTATGTGCTATGCTGAGGATATCGTTGCTGCTACAATCAGAAGCACTGTTGATGATGTGAACTCTGCTAATGACCAACTCTTAAGAAACTTAGGTGCTTTTGTTGGAGAAATCCAATCTGAGATTGCTAATGTTACAAATCAAATTGATGGTATAACCAAAGAGATATCCAAAATTGTTGGTAGTATTTCTGGTGCTATGTCGTTTACTAATATAAAGTTAAGTTTATTTGGTTGTGACTTGTCTCCTAACTTAGCAGTATCAGACTTCTTTACTTTAGATGGTGGTGGGGGAGGACAATCTCAGACACAATTGCCTAGTGCAGAGTCTATTAATAAAGGAGTTACTGATGATGGTGAAATCTTAGATGCTACGGAAACAAAACCATTTGCAAAACCAGCGAAGGGACAAGAGAGGGTTGTTTACAACCCTGCACCTGACACAAGAGTTCAACCAACCTCATAAATATTCTTATATTAGCAGGGAAATACTTTTATAAGTATGGCGGATACCACATTCGATTTATTTGGAAACGCACGAAAAAAAGATATTAGAGTTGGGTATATCTCTGCAGAGAGAGGTTATGTCAGCAACGTAAGTATTTTTGAAGCCAATAGATATGCGAAACTTGAACCTGGAACACAGTTTATTGTGTCTAACAGGGATGAAGTAAGATTTATGAACATCAATGAGGTAAATGCTCTTACCGCTGATGATGTTAAACCAAAGAACGACCCCAGCAACTGTGGTGGTATTGATGGATTAGATCCTAGTCTTGATTTAGGAAATGTTAATAAGATTGAGGTTAATTTTTTAGGTGGCGGTGGTGTTGGTGCTCAAGGTAATGCCGTCGTTGGAAGTGATGGTTCTATCCTTGCTGTTGATTTGATTCATGGTGGATTTGGATATCAGTATCCACCACTCGTAGAGATTAAAGATACTTTTGGAAAGGCAACTAGAGTAAATGCTCAAGCATTCTTAGGTGATACTGCAACCTTGCTTGAAACTTACAGTGATGAAGATGAGTTTGAAGATTTAGATTTAGAAACTCTGATTCCTAATTTTAATGAAGATGATTATGGTGTTAGACTTGACCCTGTAAATGGTGAAATTATAGGTGACTGGAATCCAAATGACTATGCAAACTATTTCCAGGACCCTATCAGGTCAGAAATTAAAAAGTATCAAGAGTTTATTCAGAGAAAATCAACAGGTACTTGGTGGGATACTAGAAGTCAAAGACCTATCGTTGTTGTTGGTGAAGATAAAAATAACAATGTAGTTTTCCCTGTCGAACACTGGGCATGGGGTGGAGAACTTCTCAAACCAGAAAAGAATACAGGTTTAGTTCCTGTTGAGTTTGAAGTTTATGGTCAAGGTACTGAAAAGAATAGGGACTTAGAGTTTAACTTTGAGGCAGAAGATGGGTCTCATAGTTTTAAAATTAAGGGTGTGACTCACAAAAATAGAAGCGGAAAATATAGAAGGACAATCAAAAAAGTCAGAGTCAACACAACTTATATTGTTACGTCTGATAGAAGAAGAAAGGTTAAAAATATTGATAGAGCAATTGAGCAAGGTCTTGTAAAAGAAGAGGGTGGCAAGTCTGTAGAAAGAGGATCAGGTACAGGTAAAGTAATCTTTGCTGATTACGTAGGTTCTGCAAATGACAACGATGATATTCAAGTCACAGCACAAAGAGGTAAATTTAAGGCAGGTGATAAGAAGAAGGTAAAAGCAACAGAAAAGGATAAAGCAGCAGGAAAAGGAAGCAATAAAAGAAGTACATATGATTTAACATATAGACTTAACTTCAGAGACCCAACAAAGAGAAATCCTATTGAGGTTGTTGATGATACCTTTATGAATAAGTATGCAATATCTCCTGTACCTGAGAGTGAGGCAGAGGGTAGCGCACACGTAGGTAAAGTATATACTTTTATCTGGCAAGAATACTTTCCTTATGATGGAGAGTATACTTTCAATGCTCTTGCTGATAGTTTCAGTAATATAAACTTCAGTAATTCAGAAGGAAGTCTCTGGGACTTTACTCCAGGACAAATCAAAGGTCTTAAGAGAAATAGAAAAAATCCCATCTCTATCACAAAGACAGTCAGGGAAGGTCTCTATACAATCACAGCATCTCTAGAAAATTCGGGTCCAGATGAAAGTAAACTACCCGAACCTGCTCCTGTGGTAGAGGAAGAATCTAAAGAACCTAAAGAAGTAGAATATAAGATTGCCTATATTGGATTGAATTCTGCAAATAATAAATTAGATGTTAGTGGTGATCTTAAAACAATAAAATTATATGATGAAAAAGGTGATGATGCTAACGCACATCTTGAAATTCTAAGTGGCAATGCAAAATTTTCTAAAGATGGCAATAAACTCATTGGAACTGGAACAGTTAAGATGCGGTTCAGGTGGGATGATGATCCTAGTAGTGCTGGATTAGCGGTAAGACAAGTTCAAATTCTTGCAGGAGATAAAGATGTTAGACTTTTAGGTTCCAATAGAGACTTTAAAGTTCAGAAGGGAAGTGATACAGATACCTTCAATATGAAATCTAATAAGTCTGATTCAAAAAGTGGTGGAAAAAGTTCTCCTAAAACTGTCTTTGATACAAAGTCTTCTATTGATAAGGCAGATAGAAAACTGTACAGGGCAAAACCAATCCTAGGCAAAAAAGTCTCTGGGTTCTTCAATAAGTATGCTGTACTTCCCTTTGACCCTGCTGGAGTAGTAGTTCAGCAAGAAAAACCTAAGGCATTCTTTGAGGAAGATGGTGGCAATCTTTATCTCAAGGTAACTGGTGCTGGTAAATTAAAAGTCAATTTTGAAATGAAAATTGACGATAACCAAGTTACTTCTGGTCTTGTATTAAAAGAAATAAGTATTGAGAATGATGGGGACTTACTAAGATTAAGAAGAGGTAGAATTGGAGACAATGGAACCTATCTTAGTGGCGAATGGAGAGAGAATGATAAAAAGACTGGTTCTGCTACGTTTACTGCAGGAAAAAGGTATCTTATCAAACAAATAGGCGGTAGTCCTACTAGTGGATTTGGACCTGTTGATAAAACTAAAATCAGTTTCGATGATAACATTGATAATGGATTTGATAATAATGCGGACTTAAGAATTACTAGCACTAAAATTTTAGATGAAGGAGAAGAAGTAATTTCCAGTGATTCTTACTCTGGCGAACATCTTATCAGGTGGGAGAAAGTAGAGTTTCCTCAAGATGGAAATTATATTATTAGAGCTGCTGCAGATGATAGTGCAAGAGTAATTATTGGAAATGTATCTGGTAAAGGTAAGATTGGAATTGGAAATGGATTAAAGAATAGAGAGAAGGGTGGTGATGAGTATGTAATGAAGGTAGGTGCTACAGAACCAAAAACAGAGGCAGCATTCTTTACCAAAGGAAGTTATAGAATTAGAGTAGAACTTACCCAGAAAAGAGGTAAGACTTTGCTGAGTGGTAATCCTATGGGTATTGCCATTGATATTAGAACAGCATCTCAGGAACAAACTGTAGACTTTGAAAATCTACAATCATGGCAAGAGAATCCAATGGGGTTTGCATTAACTATTAATGCACCAAAGGCACCAATTCCACAAGAAACTCCACCACCACAAGAAGGTAGATGTCCAAACAATCCAATGTGGACAACTAGATTTACCAAAGGTTCTGATGGTGGTAGATGGTTCCCTGCCTATGATTCCAGATGGGCAAAATTTATGAATCGTTTTGCGATGTCTCCAGTCAAACCAAAGTCAAGTCCCGAAAGTTCAGAGTCAGGAAAAGATTTTTCTAAGACTTGGAATGTTGATATCCCTTATGATGGTTTCTATGGTGTAAGGGGTTCTTGCGATAACAGTGGAACGATTACTGTTGGTGGTTCAACCTTTGATTTAGAAGGTTTCAAAACAGAACTTCCAAAATTGAATAAAGTTTTTCTCAATCAAGGAAGCACAAACATTACTGTTAAGGTAAGAAATGCTCCTCAACAATCTTTTGTTAAAAAACCAAAAGTAATTTTTGATACTGCTGACTGGGTGAATACTGCAGAAGAAATTGATGTTGAAATTATTAAAGAAAAAATGCTCTGCCAAGCTGGTGGAGGTTTTGGTGGAAACTCAGGCAAAAAACAAACTAAGGTTGGTAAAGTAAAGAAAGGAAAAGGTGGTAGAGGTGCCCCCGGTGAAGGAGAACAGGATGGAAGTAAAGGTGGTAACGGTGGTGGTGCTGGTTTAAGAAATGGCAGAACCGCAAAGACCGGAAAGGGAGGCACGATTGATGGTGGTTTTGGAGTTAATTTAAATGGAACTGAGAGAGGAAGTAATAATGAGGTCCGGAGTGATGATGATGACGGTGGAGATGGTGCTATCTATGGCGGCGGTGGTGGTGGATCCCGTGGAAAGGGTCGTGCTGGAAATGGTGGAGATGGTGCGGTCAAGATTATCTGGGGTAGTACTGGTAAGAGTAGAACCTTTACAAAACCAGGAACTTACGAAGTATTAGTACCACAAACAGAACCAGGAAAATTAAACAGAACTTCTGTAAAAGTTTCTTGTATTGGTGGTGGTGGATCTGGTTATACTGATAGGGCAGATAAGGCAGTTGAAGTTATAACTGGTACAGGTGAAGGGGAAACTTTCTTTTATGACAGTGATGGTAATAGGAGAACCATCAAAATTGAGACTGAGGTCAAGGAAAAAATGATTAAAGGTGGTGGCGGTGGATCCGGTGCTGCTTATGCATATGCTTCAGAGAAACTTCCTGCTGGAACTAGACTTGAAGTTTTTGTTGGTAGAGGTGGTATAGCAACAGAAGAAGAGGGTTCTGCTGATGGCGAAGATTCTTATGTAAAAATCCTCACTACTGCCATTGATGAAGAGGCAGAGAAACCAAAGAAAGTTAAAAATCCACAAGGAAAGGGTAAAATTAAATATACGGGTCCTCTTATCACAAGTTATAAAAAGAAAGGACGTAATCCAAAGGATCATTTAGGTCCATATCTATCTCCTTTCTTTGCTTTTGGAAGGCAGGCAACTGATGAGATTCAAGGAAGAGAATGGACATTTAAGTGGGAGAATGTAGATTTCCCTATTGATGGACAATACACTTTCCGAACTGAAGCAGATGATTTTATGACAGTTAGAGTTGATGGAAGAAGAGTTCAGAGAACGAGTGTTGGTGACAATATAGAAGAAAAGACAAGAAGATTTACGAAAGGTAAGAAGACCGTTGAGATTACATTAGAAAACTCTAATCAACCAGGAACTAATTTTGTATTGAACCCTGTCTATTGTGGTCTTGAGATTCTGGCACAAGTTCCAACAGAAATTAATGATCAAAGTTCTTGGAAAAAGAATCCTGTTGGTGCTTCTGCTATTCTGATTCCACCACCATGTCCGCAAGAGATTGGTGGAGTTGGTATTGTGACTGATGTTGTAATTACAACTCCAGGTGTCGGTTACTCTGGTGGTATTGGACCTGGTTATCCAGTTACACTTGAACTAGATAATATTGTTATTGAAAATCCAGGAATCAACTATGATATAGGAGATCCAGTCATAGTTATCGGTGGATTTGATTTCCCAGATATTATCGTTCCTGATATTAATGAACCATTACCTCCAAAAGATCCTGTCATAGTTGATCCTGATGGTGGAGATGGTCTGGGTGGTCCAGGAGGGACTGGAGGGTTTGGAGATCCTTCAGGGGGCGGTTTTATAAACTATGATCCAGATAAAGAGGGACCACCCACAGGAAGTACCACTGGCACAACTGATCCAACAATAGGTATACCTGGCGGAGATGGTGGTTTTGGTGGAGGTGCTGGTAGCGGTGCTGGTGCCGGAGGTGGTGCTGGTGGTCCTGGTTCTGGTACAGCAATACCTAACACTGGCAATAGAAATCCAGTTCTTAATCTTGTTCTTGGACCATTTGGAACTGTAGTTGGTGTTGATATCATTGATCCAGGATCAGGTTTTACAAAAACACCAACGATATCTATTCTTTCTGATACAGGTGTCAATGCTGTTCTCAGACCTAAGTTTAGAGTTGTCAGAGATCCTATTGGGGTTGATCCTGCTACATTAATTCAGGTTACTGACCTGGTTGGACTCAAGCAGACTGGATATATAGATGGTAGAGCATACTACGGTCAGGTATTCATTAAGAATGGTCTACGTTATGCTGGTGTTTATGAGACGGTAGGCGAACTTGTTCGTGTCTATGATACCCTACAGGAGAGCATCACTGGACAGGTCACTACAAGACCTTCTGCAATCCTTAGACAGGGTACGGACATTCAGAGTAATGATCCTAGACTTAATATTCCAGGAACACCTGATAACATAACTTAAGTATAATGCCAACACAAAGACACTCAGAACCAACAAGACTGCCTGATAAAAATTCTTCTACAGGACAGGCAGATGCAAACTTTACAGCAATTCGTTATGGAAATGACCATGGTTCTATTCACTTCGGTCATATCCATGAAGACGGTTCAGTAACTTCATCAGTTCTTTTACAGGGACATGATGGACGACATTCTTTCTGTATGGACAAGACAGGAAGAAGAAAGGGATGGACTCAAAGTGTATCTCCAGGAAACTTCACTGTTAGTTGTGGGGACGATAACGAAGAGGCACAAGACACCTTGATGCTTCATGCTAGAAATGGTAATATATGTATTGTTGCTGAGAATGGTAAGGTAAGGATTGAAGGGAAAGATATTGAATTCAATGCTACTGGAGAAGATAGTTCCAAAGGAAATATTAGACTCCATGCAACAGAAAATATCACCCTTGACGCAAACAAAGTTCTGGTAAATGCCAAGAACAAATATTCAATAGTAACTTCTGGAGATGCTGAGTTAGTTGCAAATGCTCAGTTGCAAATCTATGGTTCAATTATTCGTGGTGTTACTGATGCATGTTCCGTCAAAGATTCCAAGAATAATTTGCAACGAATTCAAAGAAAAAATAACAACGCATAGGAGTAAAAATGTCATTTGGATTTGATGATATGAATATTGGTGGCCAACTTAAGGTTGGTCAAAGTTTTGTTCCTGCTATTAAGGAAGGAAACACAAAGATTAATGGGTCTGCTTATGTTGAAGGTCCCATGGTTGTTGGTGCTGGTGTTTATTATCCATCTACCTATGCAACTTTGATGGTTGGTCCTTTGGCTAACCCAGACCCAGATTGCACTCCTCCTTTTGTTCCTGGTGCATTGTGTCAGGGTCTTAGTCAACCATATTCTCTTGCTGTATCTGCAAATGCAGCAGTTATGGGTAACCTTGATGTTAATTTTAGACTTCAGACTGGTGGATTAGTTGTAAGTGGTGGAGATGTATGGGCATTCTGTGGAGGTCATAGATTATCTACCAAGAAAGACTTTGATATCCCACACCCAACTAAAGAGGGTTACAGACTCCGTCACGTAGCACCTGAAGCAGCTACAGCAGACGTATATGTTCGTGGTAAAGTAATCAACAAAGATAGAATTTTTCTACCACCATACTGGAAAAATTTAGTAAGTCCATCTACAATAACAGTTAATCTAACTCCGATTGGTGCTCATCAGCATATTATTGTTAAGAGAATCAATGATAATGTGGTATACTTACAATCAAATGGAGGAATACCAATCAACTGCTACTATCACATCTATGGCGAAAGAATAGATTGTGAGAGAAATATTGCAGAATATCCAGGAACATCTCCAAAAGATTATCCAGGAGACAACTCAGAATACTTACAATCAGGTTCAATTTAATAGGAGGAAATTATGGCAGAAGAACCAAATATTCTACAACCAGCATCTAATTTTGATGAAAAGGGAGAAGTAAAACAAACAGAAGGGCAACCAGAAGGACATGATTTTCCTGGTGAGATGATTCCTCATAGTAATAATAGGGATTGTAATACCGAATTTAGTAGTGGATGGGGTAAAGCAACCTCAAACTATCCATATATTTGGTTTGGTAATATGAGTGAGGAGGAGTGGGAAAAGCAGAATGCGTTGTATCCAGGTGCATGTAGACCTTGGAGACACTCTACAGCACAGATTGATAGTCTTCAGATTAATGATACCGATGGCATTACGGGTAAGGGAAGTATTTCTATTACTGGAACTGTGACGGCGAGTGAAGTGAGTGCTAATGGTATTACCTTAACTAGTAGGAAACCGTTTGATATACCTCACCCCACAAAAGAAGGTCATAGACTTCGCCATGTGTGCTTAGAGGGTCCAGAGTCAGGTGTTTATTTTAGAGGAAGACTTACAGACAGTAATATAATTGAACTTCCAGAGTACTGGAGAGGATTAGTTGACCCATCAACGATTACTGTAACTCTGACTCAGATTCGTACATCACAAGACCTTATTGTGGACGCGATTGAATGGGGAACTAGAGTTAAAGTTAAGTCTGGTAATGCTTCTAAGATTGATTGTTTTTATTTGATTCATGCTGAAAGAGCAGACGGAGAAAAATTGATTGTAGAATATGAAGGAACTAATATTGAGGATTACCCTGGAGACAACTCAATCTATAGCATCAACCGGTAAGCAAACTGGTCTAGTGCCCTTGACCTGCCCCTCAAACCCGTGTATAGTATATGAGTAATCAACCAAACCACATGGACGAGTATCTCTCTAAGGTCATCATCGACCCTATGAACTGGAAAATCTCACTGTACTCAGACCAAGGCAGTGAGAAGGTTGTTGACTTTGATAACATGAATACTTTCCTTGACCTGGTTCAGTTTGTCCGCGAAGAAGCAAGCGAAGACGTGATTGAGTACGCATCCCCTCTCTGAGGGAAAATCGACTTTTATTTCCAAAAATGGGGGCAAAAAAATCCCGGCAAAAATTTGCCCTATTAGGTTTTTTATGAACATCTACAACGACTCTTTTTACAAAGAAATCCTAGAGTGCTACAATTATGAGACCAGAAACCCGACAATCTATGGAAATGTTATTCGCTGCAAAGTGGAATCTTCCAAAAGCAGCAAGGAATTGCAATCTAACAGATAAAGAGATGAAAATCACTTTTAATGAATATTGTCGCTTGAACCCACCAACTTATGAACTTGAACAATCTGAAAATCTACTGTCAGACTGAAGAAGACCAACAAACGATGGTTGAGGTTATCTTTGAAGATTTCCCAGATGTAAAAATATCTACTTGGGAACCTGATGGAGAACCTGGTAGTTGGGGAATGTTTGTTGATGATTTTCCCCCAGAAACTTGGAGTAAATTATGTGAATTCCTTGAAAGTGAACATTCTTGGGTACTTGACGAAAACGTAGAGATGGCATTAGAATGTGATGAACCAAGTCAAGAGTGGAAATACTATCCTTGACTTTTTTGCTTCCTTAGCAATCTGGTGAATGCAGCAAACTCATAATTTGCCTAAGGAGAGTTCGATCCTCTCAGGAAGCACCTACGCGAGTATGGCGGAATCGGTAGACGCACCAGACTTAAAATCTGTTG